ATACCGCCAAGCGTTACAAGGTCATGACTGGTTCTATGACTACTCAGAAGACCCAAGCGTGTTTCGCAGAGGTGCTGAACAACGCTCCACACTGTACGCTATGCAGTATCAGTTAGATCGTGATTACAAAATCTGGAATGAGTTCGCCCCTCAAATTTATTATCGCGAGGCCAGTCATGGCGACAGTTAACCCAACCAGAACAAAAACGGCACATCATAAATGTAAAAACTACAAAGTTAGTTTTGTGGTTGAGTTTTATAAAGAGCTTGTTCTTTGTGCGCGGTCAGGCACTGAAGCAATGGAGTTGGCAGAGGCGCGGCTAAGAAAACGCCATAGCAGTATGTCCCAAAGAGGGTTTGTGATCGGCGATGTGGAATTTATAAAGGTTGAAGAACATGAGTGAACAAAATTTCTTAAAGATTGGTCTGGATCACTTCAGCCCATCACAGTTGTTGAGGCCGACACCCAACTGGCTGTTTGAGTATGTGTATCTGACCAAGGATCAGCGCAGGGCTATCACAGTCGGCGAGAACGCCGCCTATGGCACTGCCGTCCACAATGGCATACAGGATTTTCTTAGCGGCTATATTGACATGGATCAGGCTGTTGATCAGGCACTTATGGACTATGACTTTCATCCGGCTGACGAGGATGGGGAAAAGCGCATCGAGTTCCGTGAACGCATTGATCCAGCCGTCCGGCTTGGCTGTGAGCATTTTGCTGAGATGGTAGGCGCAGAGGCAGAGCAGAAAATACATCTGGAACTGCCTGATGTGTCCATACCATTGACAGGCTACATTGACTTGGTACATGACGGCAATCTCTACGAGATGAAGACCAAAGCACCACGCAAGGGTCAGATCAAAAAGGACGGCACTCGTGGCTGGTCTAAGCCAGCTATGCCGAAAGAGCCTGATTATAACCATCTATGTCAAGTTGCTGTGTACTGGAAAGCGACAGGCTTAAAGCCTAACATCGTCTATATCAGTGACACTGACATAGCGCATTTTGATCAGGACAACTGCGATAAGCTGTCACCTGAACACTTAGAATTCTGCCTGTACGACTTGCGGCGTAGGGCATTAATCCGGCAAAACCTACTGGCAATCAGCACCGACCCCAAGGTGTTAGCTGGTCTTGTTGAGCCAGAATTTAACCATCCATTCTATTGGAACAACCAGTTTATTGATGAAGCGAGGACACTATGGAATCTATAACAATTATCTGTAAAGGAGATATGAAATGAGTAGATATAAAGTTTTAAGCGACCTTGAGAAGTATGAGGGTTTTTTATACTCAAATGGCGAGGTTGTACACCCAATATCAGAGCATGATGACTTTAATGAGGCTATTGATAGTGTGCTTGCTGAGATGAAAGATGCACTCAACATGGTTTATCAAGTTGTTATTGAATTGATCGGTGCATATGACGATTACACTGGTAAAATTGGTTATCATGAAGTTTTCTTAGGATCAGCAAAAACTTACGATGAAGTAATGTCTAAGTTGCCTATGTGGATAGATGAATTAAAGTCTGGCGAAAACGATCATGATATATGGGGCAATGAGGGTAGACTGAAAGTAACTGTTGAAGATGATGGTGAAGACGAGTCCATAAGTTTTGTTAGGTATATTTATGATACGCAAACAAAAGAAGTTATAGATGAGTGCGATGTCTATAACGAATATTTGGACAGAATAATGCCACAAATTGAATTGCCGCCTGAAGCCAGCAATTACGCCTCATAGAAAGTAAAGGATGAAACAATGAGTACAGTATGGAACACACTATCAGCCGTTGACGTTAACAAATACGCCGAAAAGAAAAACGGCTTTACCTATCTTAGCTGGGCTTGGGCTTGGTCTATCCTTAAAGACCACTACCCTGATGCCACCTATCACAAGCATATCTTTAACGGCCTACCGTTCATGCTTGACCCCAATGGCTACGGCTATGTGCAAGTCACAGTATCCGTTCCAAGCCTAGACTCGTCATGCACAGAGATTATGCCTGTCCTCAACCACGCTAATAAGCCGATCCAGAACCCAGACAGCTTTGAGGTGAACAAGTCGCTTCAGCGTTGCTTGGCAAAGGCCATAGCCGCGCTAGGACTGGGCGCATATCTGTTTCAGGGTGAAGACCTACCGCAAACTGTTTCAAGCAGTCCTGCGCCGTCTGCGCCACCACCAGCAAAAGATTTCAAGAAGGTGTCAATACCTCTTGAGCAAGAGATCAGGTTAGCACCTGACATGGAGTGTTTGAAAGCTCTCTATAACCGTGTCGCTTTGTCTCTGACCCCAGAGCAAAGAGATTTATTTAGCCAACGCAAACAGGAGATTCTAGCAAATGGCTGACTATGATAATAACCTTCGAGGTGTCCTTTTTTATAACGATAAAGAGGGCAACGAAAAACGGCCTGACATGACTGGTTCATGTGAGATTGACGGCGTGGAGTACAAACTCTCTGCGTGGAATCGGACATCTGCTAAAGGCTCAAACTTTATGAGCCTGTCCTTGCAGTTGAAGGATTCCAAGCCTAACGGTGCGGCACAGCCACAGCCACAGGCGCAACAACAGGTAGCCCTAGATGATGACGTTCCTTTCTAGGTTTCGCCGCAAGCCACAAGTCACAGCCAGTAAAAACCGCAAGGTCAAACTGGTTGTGCCTCGTGAGTTCGGTTTGCTTATAACGGCAGAGGATTGCGATGATATGTTTATTTTTATGCAATCGCCGGACGAACAACTTGACCTAGCTTCACGGTTGATAACCGTTGCACTCGAACGCAGAAGGGCTGAACGCCGTGAAGAAAGCAAAAAAGATTGACCGCACTGGGCGGCATCCGTGGGGTGGCAACGGCACTTGCCACTATTGTAATCAACAATTTAGTTGGAAGACCAAAGGTCTAGCCAACGCAAAAAGAGAGGTATTTTGTGACCATGAATGCTTTAACAAGAATATCGAGCGCAATAAAAGTCTTGTTCGGGAAACCCTTGACTTTGACAGCCTATGACCGCCGTGATGCTCATTATGTGAGGATCAAGGACATCGTTAACATCGTGAGTGAGATAAAGCGTGTGCCTGTGATCGACATTGTTAGCCGCCGGAGACAGAAAAGCGTTGTCACCGCTAGGCATCTGGCAATGGTGGCGGCACTGCGCTACACAAGGGCAAATTATTCAGATATCGGCAGAGTATTTGGCACAGACCACACAACTGTGTATTATGCGGAGAAGAAATATAAACGTGCTGATATGTATATGTTGTCAGACCTAAACACAGTGAAAAAACGACTTGACGAGATCGCCGCTTGAACTTTACATAGCCGTCCCAGACCTCAGTAACACAACTGCTGGTCTGGTTGGCGAACACTTGGCATCAGCCGCCATATTACAGCGCGGCTGGGCTTGCTCGATGGCACAACAGGATGCCTTCGACCTCATAGCCAATAAAGGCAGAGAATGTTATCGGGTACAGGTTAGATCGTGTTGTTGGTCAAAGCGATTAGGCACACAGAAACAAAGCACAAAAAGTTTGCAGTTTCCAGTAGGCAAAGGCGGCAATAAACGATTTCCGACTGGCGAGGATTATGATATCCTAGCCCTCGTGTCTTCTGAACAGCGAGGGTGTTTTTTTATGCCTGTATCCTCAGTGGACAAAATCAAACTAACAATGCCAGTAAGCTATTTCAACAGCCCAGAGCGCGAAATAGATAGCTGGGATCAAACCATAAGGATACTGAGAGATGAGCTTACCGAACAGACGACCATGCGTAACAACAGAGCTAGGAATGGGTCTGGCAGTGACTGTCAGCTTTCACCCCCATACAGGTGATGCTGTCGAGGTGTTTATGACTGGGCGCGGCAAGGCTAGTGACAATGAAATGCAAAATGTTTTATACAATATGGGCGTTGAGGTAAGTAAGCTGATGCAGAAAGAGGTTGACCTTGGATCATACACAAAAATTGATCGACTTGATCAAACAGCATGAGGGCTTTGTAGAACACGCCTACAAGGACTCTGAGGGTTATTTGACTATTGGTTATGGACGCTTGATAGACGAGCGTCTGGGCGGCGGTATCTCTGCTAAAGAGGCAGAGTTTTTGCTGATGAACGATATTAATCAGGTGATCGAGGCCGCCAAGAAATATACCTTCTGGGATAGCCTGAACGAGCCACGCAAGGCCGTCATTATCAGCATGATGTTTAATCTGGGACAGCCCAGATTCGACAAGTTCCGTAACACTAAGGATGCCATCCACGCTGGTGACTATGGCAAGGCGGCTGATGAGATGCTTGACAGTATGTGGCGCAAGCAAGTCGGTCACAGGGCAGAACACTTGGCTGAGATGATGCGTACAGGGGAATGGCAATGAACGATATGATCCCAAACAAACAGGTTTATCAGTCTAACCGCCGATATATGTGTTGGGCGGCATTGGCTATGATGATAGTGTGTACTATCGCCACCATCATTGACCCAGAGCGCATGGCAAAGGCTGAGTCTATTCTCATGGCGCAATACCTAGCCCTATCCGGCTTGGTAGGCACTTACTTCGCTGTCGGAAACAGGAGCAGTAAAAATGATGACACTACTAGGTAGTCTGTTAGGGTTCGGAACATCGTTCTTGCCAGAGGTGCTGGCTTACTTTCGGGCAGGTCAGGAACACAAGCAAAAGCTAGATGAGATGCGGCTAGAGGCTGAGTTGATGGAAACACGGTCTAAGCTCAAGCTAAAAGAGCTTGACGCTGAGGCTGACATCGCTGAGACAAAAGGTATCTATCAACATGACCGATCTATTGACGCTGGGGGATTTGTCAACGCTCTGCGCGGCAGTGTGCGCCCTGTTATTACTTATGCCTTCTTCATAATGTTTGTCTGCGTTGAGGTGGTCATCATGCTGAAGGTGATGGAATCAGGCGGCGACTGGAAAGATGCAGTCGAGCTTATGTGGTCACCTGAGACACAGGGGCTGTTTGCCGCCATTATGTCGTTCTGGTTCGGCAATCGCGCCGTTAGCAAATATTACGGCAAAAAGTAATGGGAATAATACCCACCTATTTTTCACACTAAATATCTAGGCAAAAAAAGACCCAGTGGCGAAAGGAGAGAAACCACTGGGTCAGTCGGGGAGGAAAATCCATGCCATAAGCATGGCACTATTATAGGTTGCCGAAATAATAAAGCAAGCCCCAAAAATTGTATTGATCGTGAAGAATATTAGTCCAGCTAAGACAGTAAATCACCGCAAAGCCACCTAGAATTACATTCATCATTACTCTAGCCATAATTCGCTCCTGTGATTGGTTCAACGCCGCTATCAATGGCGGTCATGTTTTCATTCATCAGTTCAACCCACGCCTGTTCAAACTGGCTGAAGTCACCAGCAGATATTGTGCCACGCCCAAGGTGGTTGCTCCACTGGATATACTTGTAATCAAGATCGTCTAAGTCGAGCCAACGATACTTTGATTTGATGTTGTCTTTGGTGATCATCGGTTTCTCCCTTTCGGGGCGGCTCTAGGCCGCATCCCTTAACTTGGTTAGAAGGTTAATCAGGCCTTGTTGTGTATAATTTTGGCCTAGATGTTTGCGACACCCTTCTAACAATTTTTGATTCGCCCTTGTTTCAGCCGCCTTATACGCACCAACGCTTCTTGACCAATCGCTATATTGTTGGGCTTCAGCCAGTTTCTCTTGCGCGGCTAAAAGTTTTTTGTAAAGTTTTATCAAGTTAGTCATCAGATAATCTCCCTTTGTTTTCTCTCTGATAAGTTAAATATAGTTTAACTATACAGATACGTCAACACAAAAAGTAAATTATTTTTAAGTTTTTTTAGAGGGCGTTGCCGAGGTCAATCATCTGACAGGCTGGCTGGATAGCCATAGCCTCATTTCTGGCAGGGTGTTGCGACAGGTATTCCTGCACCTTCTCAGCACTGGGACATTCCTTCACAAAAGCGTATTCCATCTCCAATGGACGGTCTGGGTAGATGAACACCATGATGAATACGATGATCTTCATCTCATCGTGGCTTTCAGAGCGATCAGGACGGCGATTACGCCAGCCCCGACTATGGCAATAGCCAAACCAGCTACAACGGCGTGTACGAGCCTCTGACGGCGTTTAATCCGGTTTTCTTCTGCTTCCCTACGCTTGCGCCTCGCCTCAGCACAGAATTTCTGGTAATCCGTCCACATATTAGGCCGCCCAGCCCATATCATCTGCTCTCGTAACAGGGCTTCCTGTTCTTTGATGCGCTCCAAGGCCATAAACTCAGCGAGATCGTTATTCTTGCCACCGCCACCCTTTTTGTTGACCTTGCGCTCCAAGTCTTCTTTTGCAGTTGTAAAGACACCAAAGGCGTTGGCGGCAGAAGCCAAGTCCCTGCCGTTGCTAACAGCTTCCTTGATAATTTTGAAGGCGGCATTAGCCGCCGCTAATTCTGCTAACATTAGTACACCCTGACTTTGCTGGTATCCACATACTTAGGCACACAGTAGGCTGTGACCTGATCGTCAGGATGATTATACCTTATGTCTGGGGATGAACCAAATCGGCGTGAGACTTCGGCGGCAAAATAATTGCAATGGTCTATTGACCGAAAGTACATATCATTGCTTGAGAGGTAGCGACCATCTCCTGTCCCTAGCCACACTAGCAACAGGAATAGATGCTCCATTACTTTTCCATCAGCCTATGCAACAAGTCTTCTAGCCGACCAAACCTGTCCTCGATGCGCCCCATCATTGAAGACATCTCATCTTTATGGATAAACGTCTCTCTGGTGGAATTGATGCGTTCCTCAAGCCGACCAATCCTAGCGGTTAGGTGATTAATATACCAAGCACCACCACCGATTATAACACCTATTAGAACGTCAGCTAAGAAACCCATTTCCATTGTTACCACCCTGATGGAAGTTTGCCCACAATCGGTGGCGTAATTAAATTGTCTAACTTCTGGTCAAGCATAGCCTGTAATTCAGCTTCGGTCTTATCCAGTGATGCCAGCACCCAGCCCTTCACCTGTTCTTTAGTCAGGCTGTCAAACGCTGTGAAGCTGTCAGCATTAGCCTCGCTAACACCAGCACTGCCATACGCACTGACGGAAAGCGGCTGGCCTTCGTCATTTGTTGCGCTGTCGTGTGTAGCTATCAGCCGCCAATGTACTGATTTGGCTACATCTGTTAAAGAACCCTCTGTGGGGGCTGTGTCGATTTGTGGGAAATCCCAAGTGTAGGTTGCCATAATTTACTCCTTATTCTGGCTTAGTAGGCCAGACAACAGTGTCTAGCGACTGGTATGTATCAGTGATGTCACGCAGGGCTTGACGGTAAGTAGCCATCTCAACAGTCAACGTATTGTCTGACAGTGCGAGGTAGTCTGTTTCTTTCAGCATTTGATTACGTTCATAACGTAACTTATCTAGCAGTTCTTCCGATGTCTTAACATTTGGGTTTGTAAAGGCTGAACCATCATAGTCCCAACCAATCTGAACATCTGCTGGGCAATCAACCCAAATCATTTCTGGGGCTACCTCAAACTGAGCGTCTGCTAAATCCACAACCTTATTATTTAATATTAATGCGTTAGCCATTAATAATACTCCTCTACAACAACGATACCAGCACCACCTGCGCCACCAGCGGTATCACTTCCAGTACTGTTTCTGACTACGGCACCTGAGCCGCCGCCACCTAAAGTCCCTGCATTACCCGCCGTAGTGCCGTTTGTAGTACGGGTAACTCCTCTAGCCCCACCCCCAAAGAAGGAGTTTCCACCATTACCACTTATCGTGTAGTTATTAGTAATCAGGTCACTGTTTCCGCCTACTCCACCTTCTGCGTTTATATCTCCGCCTGAACCAACTCCGCTATCTCCACCATAGGTGGTATCATTACCGCCTGCCTGTAAGGCATCGCCGCCAGCGCCGCCAGTAGCAGAGCAGTAAGCACCAAAGCTACTTGTGCCGCCTGTAGAACCGTTGTTTGAACCACTAGTTCCGCCAGCGCCGCCAGCGCCCACAGTAACAGAAACAGAACTTTCGGCAGAGACATCAATATACTCAATAGCGCAACCGCCTCCGCCTCCGCCACCTGCGGCGACATTACAATCAGAATCCTGACCTGTGGCACCGCCGCCACCGCCACCACCGCCAACGACAGTAACCTTGATGGTTTTACAGCCAGATGGCTTTGTCCAAGTGCCGCTTGATGTGAATACTTGAATAGTTGGAGGGTTGCCACCTACGTTAGTCAGCCCAGAGCCGTCACCGCTGAATGCTGTGGCTGTTACTGTGCCGCTAAAGTGAGCGTCTTTGAAGCGTAAGCTAGCTGAACCAATGCTCTCAGTATTATCTCCCATCGGCCTAATCCCACCGCTAAAGTATGTCGCAGTAGATGATGCTATACGAAGGTCTGCGCCACTACGCGACCCAATACTCCCCACAGTTGCGCCGTCTTTGCGGAACTCAACAATGTCTCCATCACTGGATAAACGGTTAGCATATAGCACAGGTGCGGCACTTCTTGTAATTGTTGTAGAGCCACTCTGACGGGTGCGGAAACCTGCTACTGTTTCCCAGTTTGCCTCAGCCGTAGCACCCACCAGCAAGTTGCCAGACGCATCAAGTGTCATATCAGCCGTTACGCCATCTGGCTTGAATTGCACAGAGCCATCGCTTTGGATGCGGAGGCGTTCCGTTTGATTGGTGCTAAAAGTTAGGTTTCTGCTATTGAGAGCATTAAACCCCCAATCAAGATTACCATTTGTTTGAATCTGCAAACCGCCCTGAATGTTACCATTACCAAATTGAGCGACTGTTTCTGCGGTTGTCCCACTTGACTTCAAATCCAGAGGTCTGGCTGGCGTAGTTATCCCCAGCCCTAATCGCTGTGTGGAGGCATCCCAGTACAGACCCTGCGTCACGCCTGTGCTGTCGTAGAAACTGATGTCTCCGCCATCATCAAACTTTGCCACTTTTTTAGGTGTTGCGCCTGTAGCAATGTAAACATCAGCACCAGAAGTTGGACGGCTTTGCAGAACAAGTGAGCCGTTTACACCATCAAAAGTGCTATTTG